TGTGATTCGTCTCTTGCAATCAGAGATATAATCTTTGCACTTCCTTCCATGAGTTTCAACTCACCAAATCCGAATGAACATGCAAATGATACAAAGAATCTAATTCCTTCTAATATGTTTACAGATATAAGTGCCAGATATAATGCCTTATAGAGGTCATAATCACTGACTTTGAGACCTAACAGTCTTCTTCTACCTAGTTCAATAAAGTGGTCATACTTTTCGGTGACCATTTCTGCTCTCTTAACGATTGCTTCTTCGTTTAGAATTGTATCGAAGACATCACTAGGGTCTGCATAAATGTTTTTAATGATATGGGTATAACTTCTACTATGGATTGTCTCCATGAAGTCCCATGTAATAATACAAGACTCTAGTTCAGGTAAAGACACGAATGGTAAGAATGCTATGCTTGGTGCCCTACCTTGAACTGAGTCGAGTAAAGTTTGATATCTCAAATTAGATGTAAATATATGTTTTTGTGCAGGTGTAAGTGTTTGATAATCACTTCTATCTTTCTGTAAAGACACCTCTTCTGGTCTCCAGAAGAAACTAAGTTGTCTTTGTGTTAACTTATCAAATATAGGATACTTGAACTCGTCAAATCTTTGCGTGTTCAATTCTTCACCAAAGAAAATCTTGTTCTTAGTAAAGTCTACATTGTTTTTGTTAAATACCGTCATTAAATTAAATCCTCTTCCACCTTTCCTGTCAAATACAAATAATTATTTACATGTAAATGTAATTGTTCTTCTTTTCCTACACCATCATATACATCTTCTTTCCATGAATCTAAGTTACCAGCACCTTGTACTCTTTCCAGTGAATGTCTACTTATATTTCCGTCCCATTCTAATATCTGTTTCATAGAATTTGGTGTGTGCCTTCTGTCGTCTTGATATTCAAAACCTCTTAATCTGGTCATAAAACCTCTTGTGTTATAGTAATGTAAGAACATATGATAACTATAATCACCCATTAGAGTATTTCTCCAATGTGGTATATTTGGTCCTTGATATAACAACACATCACCTACTTCAAGTTCTACTGCTATACCTCTTTGTGGTGTTGCATCTTGTGTATTCTTTTTGATAAACTTCTGACCTCTTCCATTAGAATGATTTACCCAATTGTATTCATTGTTTAACCATATTTTCCATGGTGTATTATCATCGGTACGATACTCTAAAGGAAATGTTAAACTAATCTCACACGATGGTCTATCTGTATGTGCTGATAGTGAGGCACCTCTTACATATTTTCTACTATAAGAATATGTCTCTTGTAAATTTATATCAAGTACACCATCAAGTTTATTCTTCAGATATCTATGTATCCCAACTGCTGGCGGAAAGTTATATGCACCATGAGATTTATTTCTCTGTTCTTCTGGTGTAGAGTGTGTTAACTCATCTTCTTTTCTGAACATTGCATTGAATTGATTAGGGTCATTCTCTATACATTTCCATGTATCCATAACCATGTCAATCATTTCTTTCGGAATGAAATCTTTTAAAACAACATATCTGTTGTTAACAAAATCTAAAGTTGTTTGATTTGTTTTACCACCCCAATTAATCTTATCTTCATCGTCTCGATTGTTGGTTATTGGTATGTCAAAATCGTATAATCTATCCTTCTTAGATTGCACATGCATCGCAGTCTTCCTCGTCTGTATTTGGGGAAGATATCATTGGTGGTACATAATCATTCATTGCTGAGTTTTCATCTTTCACCACATCTTCTGTTTTACCATCCATAGTATTCTGATAGTAAGATGTCTTCCATCCGTATTTGTATGTATTTAGTAGGTCTTTTGCCATTACTGATATAGGAACTTCACCATTTTCGTAGTTCTCTGGATTGTATGACCAATTCCCACTGATTGCTTGGTCAAAGAACTTCTGCATCACTGCAACTACTTTGATATAACCCTCATTTGAAGGCATATCCCATAATAGGGTGTAAAAGTTCTTTAACATTTGGTATTGTGGTACAACCTGTTTCAGTGTACCTTTCTTACTCTTCTTAACTGACAAGTGGTCTCTAGGTGGTTCAATACCATTTGTTGCATTTGATACAACACTAGATGATTCACTAGGCATTTGTGCAGTAAGTGTACTGTGTCTTAGACCATGAACTTTAATTCTTGTTCTTAGTTTTTCCCAATCACACTTGTAATCAGGTTTAACTAGGTCGTCAACATCTTTCTTGTAGTGGTCAATAGGTAGTTTTCCTTCAGCATATTTTGTATATGCAAAACCTTCACATTCACCTTTCTCTGATGCAATTTGATTAGATGCACATAGTAAATGGTATTGAAATGATTCTGTCAATTCATGTACCAATTGCAATGATTCTTCTGAACCATATTCAACCTTATTCTTTGCAAGGTAATGTGCAAGACCGATGTAACCAATACCAAGACTTCTTCTTGCCTTAGTTGATTTCTCGGCTGCTTTTACAGGATACTCTTGGTAATCTATCAGTTCTTCAAGTCCTCTCACTGCTAAATCACACAAGTTGCTCATTTCATCTGGTTTAATTATACCAACATTGATTGCACTTAGAATACATAATGCAATCTCACCTTTACCATCTATGTGTTGAATAGGGTCTGTAGGCAAGGTAATTTCCTGACAAAGATTACTCATGTTCACTTTGTCAAGGAAACTACTATGCGTATTGCAGTGGTCTATATTCATAATATAGATTCTGCCAGTCTCAGCTCTTTCTTTTAATAAATCTGTAAATAGTTCTCTTGCACCTATCTTTGTTTTTGGTATAGATGTTGCTCTCTCATACTTCTCATACAATTCATCAAATTGTGGTGTACCAAATGCTTCGTAAAGACCTGGAACATTGTGAGGAGAGAATAGTGTTATCTCTGAATTAGATAAGAATCTCTTATAGAATAACTCTGATAACTGAATAGAATAGTCTAACTTTCTAACTCTGTTATCTTCTGTACCTTTGTTGTTCTTTAATACTAAGATATCTTCTATTTCTTGGTGCCATATTGGGAAGTGGACTGTTGCACTGCCTCCTCGAACACCGTTTTGTGTGCAACTTCTAACTGTTGCCTCAAATTTCTTAAGGAAAGGGATAACTCCTGTATGTTGTACTTCACCACCTCTAATCTTTGAACCAAGACCTCTAATTCTTCCTGCGTTAATTCCGATTCCCGCCCTTTGTGCAACATAGCGTCCAATGGCCATATCACTGCTGAATAGAGAGTCGAGTGTGTCGTCTGAGTCGACAAGAACACACGATGCAAATTGTCTAAGTGGAGTTCTAACTCCTGCCATAATAGGTGTTGGTATTGATATTTTGAATTGTGAGATTGCATCATAGTATCTTTTGACATAATCTAATCTTCCTTCTTTTCCATAGTTTTGAAATAGAGTCATAGCAATTAACATATACATGAATTGTGGTGTCTCATAAACTAGATTGACTGACCTATCTTGTACAAGATACTTGTCAACAACCTGTTGCAATCCTGCATATGTAAAATCCAAGTCTCTGGTGTGTCTGATGTAAGAGTTTATTTTGTCAAACTCTTCATCACTATATTGATTTAAGATTTCCTTATCGTAAACTCCATAATCAACATTTCTGTCCACTATCTCTTTAAGAGGTGGGTATATCTCTGAATCTTTCCACTTTGTATTGAATACTTGTTTCTGAATACCAAATAATAGTAGTCTTGCAGCTACAAATTGATAGTTAGGTGATTCAAGTGATATCAAATCACTTGCACTTTTTACTAATATTTTTTGAATTTCTTGTGTTGTTATACCATCATAAAACTGTAAACCACTATTCATTTCTACTGATGATTCTGATACACCTGCAATGTCTTTACATGCCTTATGTACCATTCTATGTATTTTATCTAGGTTTATCTCAACTTTTGAACCGTCTGACTTGACTACTTTGATTTCTGAATTCACTTCTTCTTATACTCCTTAAATTTCAATTTTGCTGAGAGACCATTATATGTATTAGAAGTAATTATATCAGTGATATCTTGTGGAGTCAATCCACTTTGTATCATATCATTCACATCTTTTAATCCAGATACTCTTTTATCTGACCAGAGACATACTGACCAACCTAAATCAATAACTTCGTCTATCTTTTTTAATATCTCTGTATTTCTTGGTTCATTGTCATAAATGAGTATTGCTCTTTCTTTTATACTATCATCTATCTTTTTGAAATCACTACCTGCAACTGCTATAGAGTTGGGTAGGAATAGACTGTCTATCGGTCCCTCAGTGACATAGATAGTCTTTGATTTGTCCACATTATTATAGTTGAAGATGAGTGGAACATCATCTTGGAATCTCATAGTTAAATAACGAAGTGGTGAATCATTGATTGCACGACCTGTTATCCCTAATAACTCCCCATTCTCACTAACGAATGGCAGAATGACTCTTGGGTCATTTCCAAGAACTCTCTCTCTATACTTAGTGTGTAAATGAGATAGAACTTGTGCGTTGTCTACAAACCA